CAAAGTTGTGTCAATGTCTGGAAAAATAAAATAATGCATTAGTAACTACCTCCCGCTGAACCACCACCGCTAGCATCACCTACACACTTACCTTCGATATCTATTGATGGAAATTTTAGTTCGAAGCAGCTTGGGTCCATAGATGGATATACGATTCCACCTTTGGTAGCACTTTTGATATCAAACAGATTGCCTGAATACCCCTCTGCACGATTGAATTTGTTTACAATTTGAACAGGTGGTCTGTCTTGTGAACTTACTTCTTCATCAACATCATCAGGCGGCACCACTGCTGCGACACCATCGACTAAAGATATTTGGTATGCTAAATCTGATAAAACTATTGGCTGTCCTATTTGCCATTTATCAGTATCAAAAAATTCTCTTACTTTTTGTACGGACTGTAATACGACTTGTTCTTTATTGTAACCTGATTTAGCCAATAAATTAAACTTAACACCTATGTTGATAACATAAGCATCTTTTATATTAACAGCGTCTGTAATCATTCTAAATTGTGTTAGATATGTTTGAATATTCTCTTTGACTGCCTGATTTACAGTTGTTAATTGTTTTCCTGCATCATAGCCCAAAACATAGAGATTTAATGCCAGGGGATTTTCAATTCTTTTCTTCATACCCGGCAGAGTAAATGTGTTAGCAGGACCTGGATCTATTTGAGAATCCTGTACTATATATGCTTTAGCAATATTACCATATTTTGGCGGTAACGCATATACTCTTGATATATAGTCCGCCTTAGTCACAGCACGTGATTGTGCCTGAAAGTAAGCTAATGTATTTTGTTTCACCTCTCCAACACTTTCTGCACCTTTACCACCAGATGTTGGATTTGGATTTATGACAGCTATTGAATCCTTTACAGTGTTTACCAAAGCCGAATCTAATCCAATCTCATTTAACGAAACAGTTTGATTAGTTATTGAAGTTATTGAATTAGAATTTACATTGTGATTGACACCACCGCCGTATCTGTATGTAATCACAAGTGTAGTGTTAGATGGTGATTGTCCGTATGTTCTAGTATTTAAAAAGTTTGAAGGGTCGAAAGCTTGTCCTAAGTATGTTGGTGAGCCCGGCAAAGTTGAACCAACTGAGTCAGGATTTGGAACTAACTCTTCATCAGGACTATCTGATATACCAGCTCCAAATCTTAATTCTGTTCTGTTATCAGTTCTTACATAACAAGTAAATCTTCTCGCGGTTTTTAGTAGTTTGAGTAAGTAAGGTGCCTGATCTTTAAATTGAAAGTCATCATTACCCTCTGTATCTTCATTCTCAACATCTGTGTAAACGGTGTCTTGTGCTAAAAACGGAACCTCATACCAACTGTTTCCATCATCATCTATGCAAGATATGATTTCGGTAACATTTGGATTTGCTAAAGCTATTCTACTATATTTTTCAGCGTCACCAAAAGTAAATCTTTCAGTTGCTACCTCACCACTTTCTATTTTCGCAATCTTCTTCAGTAAATATGTTACTGGCGTGTTGCCAGAACTTTCATAAACTGTTTTCGACATTGGGTCATATGAACTTGAAAATTTGAAATTGACATCACTTGTTGTTCTAAATGTGATACCTGTTTGAGAAGATAATTGCATACCAGCATCAATCTTGAGTGCATAATTCAAATTCGGAAAAACTTTAAAATTTTCACCTGTGCCTGAAGATGCTGCCGGTACAAGCTGCATAACTTCAACTTCACCAAAAGATGGTGTGGCTAATTTAGGTTTATATCCAAAGGACTGTGCCATATTATATACAGTCCTTTTCTCTTCAGCGAATGCCAACAAAGACTCTTTGAACTGATTGTCTATATAATAAGAAAGAACATCGCCAACATAACTAGCCATTTCGATAAACATCATACCAGGAGAGGCTTCATTGAAATCATTATATGTGTTTGGAAAGTAAACTTTTGCAAACTCTATGAGATTTGCTTTAAATGAACTAAAGTCTTTATTTAAATATCTGACTTCTTTTTTCGATGTTTTTGGTACATTATACGGCATAGAATTTCTCCGATTATAAGGTATAGAAAGGGTCTAGTGTATCGTACTCACCATCACCAATTATTGAATCTGTTAACTCATCATACTTAGACTCACCGCCTGGTTGCCCGACAGTTGCGAGATCATCTTTTCTAAGATTTAAATCTAATGTAGCAACCCTTTGATCCATATCAATACTGAAATTCATTTTGACATTGATTTTATTTGGATTTCTATCATCAGATGTTGTGATTATATCAACCACTTTTACATACGGCAACCATTCGCTTAGAGCTGCTCTTATAGCCTCTTCTACTTTTTCCGCTATACTCCCATCATCGGGCTCAAAAATGACTTTCATCAATTCGCTTCCAAACGTAGGATTACCCAACCGCTCACCCTTCATAGTTAGTAACAAATTTCTGATATTAGAACGTGTTTGTTGCAGAGTTGTTCTTGTTTTGTTAAAGAATCCCTGATTACCATAATCTAATGGCAGAGATATTCCTATAAAAACATCTGGATTTAAATCTTTTTCTAAATTAGACATTATTTTTTCCCATCTTTTTTATCTAATGCTGCCATCACTCCTCTATAATCTTTTGTTAAATTGCTCATCACATCTTGTACTGCCGGATTTGATGTATCGGCACCAGCTGCTTGTGCTGTTTGTATCGCAGATGCTTGTCTTTGACTTTCCGCATTACCTAACATATTTCCGTAACCCAAAGCTTCTGCCATCTTTGAAGTATCAAATGTTCCACCACCCATAGTTGGATACTCTTCCATTTCCTGTGAGTGCGCTGTTTCATTGAGTATGTTATTGAGAACAGGATCTTTGACATAAGTCTTTTGTTCTTTTGGTTTTGGTAAAATATCAGGCACGTCAAAACCACTGTTGGATTTTGTCACAACTGCTTTTTTACCTTCATTAATAAATATGTCTGTCATCTGTTTTTTGACTTCTTGTTTTACCACTTCTCTGATTAAATTTACAAGTACTTTTGTTTTTTTAGCCATAATAACTCCTATTTAATATAAATATTTAGTTTTGATTATTTATTCAATTCCAAGCTGTTTGTTTTTTTGTTCCTTCACTCTGTCAGCCTCTTCTTTATCCTTTACTGCTACTTCAAGGTTATCTTTGATTTGGGTAGTGCTTAATTTCATATTATCAATGGTTGGCTCTAAAATATCATTTACACTACCTAAATCTTTTAATTCACCTTTGAATTTTTCCATCAATTTTTCTTGAACTAAAGATATAGCTGCTGCTGCGGGATTTAGGGCCGAACCAACAATGTTTGCTTCTCTAAGTTTTTCTGCTCCTCTTAAACCAGATCTTGTGGTTCTTAGAACACTAGATAGCTGTTTCTTAAAATTATCAATAGTAACTTGTGTATTTTCCAAATTAGTTATCCTATCTAATATCTTATTGACTTCATCAATAGTATCGGAACCACCTTTTCCCGACCTTATTTTAGCGACTAATTTTTTAGAATCTTTAGACAAATCATCAATAGGTGATGTTATACTTCGATTAATAAATTTTCTGATATTATCTCCTAATCCCATTATCCTCTAACTCCTGCAGGATCAGTTACTAATTCCACTTCGTATTGCTTATTAACAACACTTTCATCTAATTCAGGCCACTCTGCATTACTGAACAACTCTTCTAAATCTAAATCATCTTCAGGCAGAGGTGGTGCTTTTCTATTTGGAACATTGACTTTATCGCTGTAAAATCTTGGCAAACTAGCAAGTTCACTTCTTAAATCTTGTATTACTTTTTTAAATTTTTCTCTAGCACCCTTAATATCTTTATCTTCCTTAGCTTCTATCATTTCGTTAAGAAAGGATAAGTTAGCTAATAACATATCATCTAAAAAATCCTTCAATGCTTTTCCTATGACTGCAGGTCCCGCTTTAGAATCACCAACATATGTTCCTAAATTTACAGTTCCATTTTCGGTTTCTAAATTGATTGAAGTCTGTGCTGATAAGTTTATATTTCTGTCAGCAAATCCAAAAATATCTCCACCTGGAGAAGAAACATCACCAAATCCTTTTGCATTAAGAGATACGCTATCTGCATTCAGAGATATTACAGAACTTAGATTTCCACCTAAATTTTTAGATAACATCTGACTTGGTGAGGCGTTTCTAAGAGGTATATGTCCATTGTTGGTGATGTAGATATTTGCCTCATCTAAATTTACATCTTCGACATGAGCTAAGTTTTCATTAAATTTTTTGGCAGTAATATTATTAGAACTTTTGCTCTGACCTACAGTCAACTTCATAAAAGGTTGTACAAAATTACTATCGCTACCAAAATGTATAGATTGTCCAAATCTACCTTGTATGACAGTATCTCCTTGTTCACAATAAATTTTTCTATTAAATTTTGTTAATTGTTCATAAGGTTTACCATCTCCTTTTGAAAAGGGAACTCTATTCATATTGACTTTTCCAAACAAATTCAAAGGATTGAAGTAATAGAGTTGTCCTAAATAACTAGCGACATTAACCACTTCACCTATAATTGGATATTGAATTATATGCGGTGATAAAGGTTTTGCTAACTCATCTAAAACTTCACCCGTAGGTTGACTATACTTCAGACTAACGGTTACGGCACCTAACATTGATAAATCTACATTACCGTTAGCACCTATTGGAAAATCTTTATCTTTTGGGTCTAAATGACATTTGACAACTTGTGCTGGTTCTATTTCATAAAACTCTTCTTGTGTTGACATTTGCTCTATTAAATCAACAACATTACTTTGATTCATAAAGCCAGTGCTATTACCTATTGAGGCAACAGAGTTAGTGACTTTTCTATAGCCAGGCTGCATGTTTAATTCTCCAACTTTCCTAATTCATTGATATCATCAGAGTGTTTTTGAGCATCGGCAGCAACTTCTTCAACGGCAGACATTAATTGTTCCTTTTCTGCATCACTTAGACCAAACTCTTCTTCTGCCCCACCTCTATTTTCTGATGATATTAGTCGCTGTACTATACCAGCTACTTTGACTAATTGGTCGTCATTCTTAACATTTATCTCTAAGTATTCTTTCAACATTGGAATTATTTGTACGGCAGTGTCTCCGTCTTTTATGAAACCAACAACTTCTTTCATCAATACTTCCAATTGTTCTTTATTTCTTGCTGTGTTATCGTATATATCTTTAAATAAGTCTGACAATGACTTACCGTCAAAGATTTCATAATCATTTGCCATTTTTATCCTCTGATTTGTTATAGATTTGTATCATATATAAATATTCCGATTTTCAACTTTTGATTAATATATATGATATTTATATATAGGGTGAAACTCCCTTTTTTGTTAACTAATGGAGAATAAACATGAAGGAAATAATAACAATGGTAAAAGGCTACATAGATGACTTAGCTCATCTTATGATGTCTTTTGTAGCCATAGGTGCTATATCTGAAGTAATATTTGGTACTGGCGTCTTTGGTGTCAATGTTATTGGTAACCTGACATCTATCATAAACACATTCGGCGAATCCGGCTTCGCTGGGTTAGTCGCATTGTTGGTGTTAGTGGGTTTGTTTCGTAAGTAGTTCTAAAACAAAAAAGGGGAGTGAAAACTCCCCTTTTTTTTTATTCTCTAATTAGAGAACCTGTATAAGATACATCAACTACACCTTGTTTTTCAAATTCTAAAAATAACCTTTTATTATATTTTTTCATCACATTAATGATGCGAGTAATGTGTTGAGTATTAGAACCTGTCATTTCACGAATAAGAATATACAGTGCTTTTTTATTGAAGTTTTCTAAGTTCTGTTTTATTCTAAACAGATGCAACACAGAATCAGCAACTCTTATATCTTTATCTCTACGAAAAATATTAGTCAAATTGTATTCCCAAAATCTAACTAATTCTTCTGTGAATAAAGAATTAATTTCAGAGCGTTCACTGGTGTTTACTTCACCTGTTATATTTCTTTTGTAATCCAAAACATCTATACCATCATGTATCTTCCCCATTTTGTAATTCTTATTGTTGTTAAGAATCAAATAGTTTTTAGCAACTATACTGAAGTAAGAAAATGCTTTTCCCTTACCCTCTTTGAATTTGTGCATATTCATCACAAGAAAAGATACAACTTCATTTTTTACTTCTTCAGAAGTAGTATCGAAGTAGTAGAATTTAAATGTATGAATTATATTTTCTGCTAGTTTGTCAAAAGCAGCTCTTATATGTTCATTATATATCTTATTCCTTAGATGTGGATTATCACTATTATTATACCTAATGATTGCTTTCTCAGTTCCTTGATGAAAGTAATAATTCTTTGGTCTTTTCTTTTTCTTTTTGGCTACTGAACCTGATGCTTGTGCTGATGGCATTACTGTTGTTCTCCTTTAAAGTTATCTAATTGTTTGATTATGTTTTTTATCTCATTGAAGATTACGCCGGTTTCATCATCTGATTCAAACGAACCTCTGTAATCTATTTGTTTCAAGTCAAAATTTATTTTTTCAATACTGTTCATAAAATCTGTTACCCAATCTTCTAACATTTCTTGTTTCATATTTAAGTTCCATATAACATAACAAGATGTTAGAAACAATAGGGTTACAATTACTAAAGATATTTCTAACATTACTTAGTTTCTCCAAATAGTTCGTCAAATAAGTCTTGTGACTTTTCACTTAATTTAGGTGATGGCTGTTTAGTTTCTGTTTTTGGTTCTACTGCTTTTTTCATATTAGTAGTTAGATTGGTATTAAACTCTTCGTCTTGTCTCATCCATTGGTCGTATTCAATATGTGTTGCCATAGAATCCGCCTG